GTTCGTGTTTTTGGCCGCGGCCATCCGTTCGTTCGACTCGATCTTGGCCTGCTCGATCCGGACCTTGTACTCGTTGTCGATCACGTTGCCCTGGATGATCTGGTTCGCCTGCTGCAACTGCGCCTGCATCGCCTGCATCGCCTGCTGCATCTGCTGGGCCTGCGCGGCCATCATCTGCATCTGCTGCTGGCCGGTCGAGGCATCGGCCAGGCCCGGCGGCAATGTCTTCTTCAGCCGGTCGGCGATCTGCTGCGCGCCAGGGAAGTCCGCGTTTTCAAACATGATGTCGCCGGCGATCTGGAGCAGTTGCGGGTTGGCCTGCGCCAATTGCGTCAGAACGTCCCACGTCTCCTGGCGCGCCGTCGAGTATGCCGGGCCGACCGAGAGCGTCACGTCATACTGGCCGCTCGAGAGGTCGTAGCACTTGAGCTGCCCGCGGTCGTCCTGGTATTGCTGGTTGACCTTGACGATCTGCTCCTTGCGGTCCTCGCCGAGGATGCGGATCTCCCGCGGCGTCGAATAGATCTTCGGGATCAGGTCGCAGAGGATCACGCCGCAGTGCCGGATCGCGCGGTTGAGATTGTCGAGGAAGTGCGCGTTCGAGAGTCCCGCCTGCGACTGTCGCTGCCGGATCGCCACGCCCGACGTTTCGTTGCCCTGCGAGCCGAGGCTCGCGTCGAAGATCGCGGTCGTCGCCTTGATGTCGTCCGCGGCCTGCGCGGCGCCGAGGCTCAACGCCTGAATCGGCGGCTCGAACTGGTTCCGCATCGGGGGCGGCGCCGGATTGCCCGCGATATCCAAGGGTTCGTACTCGAGGTACGCATACGGGACCGTATTGGCGTTGGCCCAGCGCGGGTCGCGGAACGCACCCTTCACGCCGATCCAGGGCGCTTTCGTGCCGAGAAGAACCGTCTCCGCTTCCGACGAACGGTAGAAGTTGTAGAGCCGTTGCGCGTCCTTGGCGAAACGCACGAGCGAGAACAGCTTGCGCTCGCCGTCCACCCACATTTCCTTGCCGAGGACCGCCAGGATCGGAATCCACTGGCCGAGCCACTCGGTTTTATCGAGGATTTCGACGCCGTTGATCTTGTAGCAGCACACGCGCCGTTCCTCGGTGTCCCGTTCGATCGGCTGGCCCTTCGCGTCGATCGCCACGCTCAGTCCCGGCGGCATCTCGTCGGGCAGCTCGTCCTTGTACTGGGTGGTCCGCTTTCCATCCGGCCAATCGACCGCGGCCAGCGTGCGGGTCACCGTCTCGAGGGTCCAGTAGCGCGCGATCCGGACGCCCGACTTCCCGATCCATCCGGGCGCCGGGTTGTGGACGCCGTCATAGAAGTTCATCTTGCTAACGACGGTTTCTCCATACTCCTGCTCGTACTCGTCGCGCGGAATCCATTCGCACTCGAACGCCCAGCGCATGTCCGACTTGTCGGCCTCGCGCGCGTAGGGGTCGATGTAGACGCTGAACGGGTCGGGGATGCGCTCGATCACGAGCTGCTGCTCGAACGTGCGCGGGCCGCAGTACTTCGACGTCACGCGGAAGTATGCGAACGACCCGGCGGACGACTGCTCGATCGCCGTCTCGTACACCTCGTCGGCCTTCGACGTCTGCTCGATATGCCGGATCATGCCCTCGATCACCTCCGCGGTGTCGGGGTCGCCGGTCGAATCGACCGGGCTCACTTTGATGCCGGCCTGGTTCATGCGCGCTTCATTCGCGGTCTGGTTCAGCGGGCCGTTCAGCTTGTTGATCGTGAGGCACGGGCGGCTACTGCCCGGAAGCTGCCGGCGCTGCCTGTCGCCGGCGTCCCACTGGTCGCCGGCGCAGAAGCGGAGATCGTCGAGGGCCTCCCGCCGGATCTCCGCTTCGGCGTTTTCCGCGAGCTTGAAACGCTCGCGCGCAGTCGCCAGGATGTCTTCGTCGGACTGCTTCTTAGGCACTTACCTCTACTTGCGCTTCGCTGCGCCGGGGCCGCCCGGTGATGGCGGATGCTGGCCGGTCGGCGTGAACGTGATCTCGCCGCCGACCGCCTCGCCGGCGATAACGGTGATGTCCAGAATCGCGGTCACGGTCTGCACGCCCTGGCCCAGGTCGGCGTCCGCCGTCGCGTGGACCGAGGCATTGCCGGCCGGTCCCGGCGCGTAGATGTTATTGATCAGAGGGTTCGAACTCTGACCCGTGATCTGCACGATCGACTCGTCGGTGGAGGTCCACTGGGTCGGGCCGTCCACCTTCACGGTGTTGCCCGCCGCGTCCTTCCACGCTACGCTCACCGTACCCATCGACCCTGCGGGCATGGTGGCGCTCGAATGCTGCGATACTGCCTGTCCTGTTGCCATTAAGCTGACTCCTTCAAATTTGAAATTCCCCACGGTAAGAGTGATCACGGCGACCGGCGGCGGCGCCGGAAGCGTGTCGGTGTGGAACACCACGAGCGGCGAAGCGAACTTGACCGTTACCGTCTGCTCGTTCACCGTTTCCGCATCATGTCGCGCAGGTTGCCGGCGACCGGCGCCACCGGCTTCACCGGCTTCTTTGGTTTCGGGATGTCCGCGCCGGCCTTCCGCGCGGTGTTGAGGGCGATCGCGACGGCCTGGGCTTTTGGTCGCGTCTTCATTTCCGTCTTGATGTTCTCGCTGATTGCCTTGCGGCTTTTGCCTTGAATTAGCGGCATTTCGGACTCCATCGGGTTATAATGGAAGAGCCGGTAACCAACCGGCGAGAGAAAAACGTGACCATTGACGAACGTCTGAATCGCATCGAGCATTTCACTGCCGGGCTCGATGAACAAGCCAGAAAAGAACGGGAAGAGGCCCGCCTGCTGTGGCGCGATACACAGCGCCAATTAGGCGACGTTACGCGCAAACTGGACGACCTGACTTTGAAGCTGTCCGATTTTGTCGATGAAACGAGCGACAGATTTGAATCTATCCACAGGGCGCAGCGCGAGTTTGTGCAGGAAGTGACGAACGCCGATCTGCGCCTTGGCAAGCGCATCGACGATTTAGTGAGCGCCATAGGCGAATTCATCGCTAAAGTTTCCAAGAACTCTTGAGCGGCCGCTTCTCTCGGTTGCCGAGAGCCTGCGGTTGGTAACCGCTGCCGGGTAGGTAATCCCGGCACCACTTATCCCATCCACGATCCAGCCCCTCCCGCGAATTCCCTCTGCGGCTCCTGCGCCGCCGCGGGCGCGACGTGCGCCGCGAACGTGAGCGCCATCGCATCTCCGTAATCCGGGGACGCCACGCCACGCTTCACCATGTCCTGCTTCGACTCGATCACTAGTTTCTCCGAACGGTTCAAGTGATAGCCCGGCCCGGTCAGGTCCGTCTCGAGCGTCACGTCCGCCGGGATCGCGCCCGTGAGCAGCCAGTCCTTCATGCGGCTCCACATGTAGGCCCGCATGTTCGCCTGGTGCCGGTCGGGCGACGGCGCGCCGAAGGAAACCTCGCGCACGTTGTCGTAGCCCATTGCGCGCAGCCGCTCGACGTAGGGCGCGCCGAATGCCGAATCGACAAACATCATCGCGACCTTGTGGTCGGGCCGCTTGTCGCTCAGTATCTCGGTAAGCTTCGCCATCATCACGTTGCGGTCCTGGGTCGCCTCGCCCGGTATCTTGACCGGCGGAATCGTGCGGGCGTCGAGCCCGCGCCGGAACGCAATCACGTTCCAGGCTCCGGAGCCGTGCGACGGGCGCGAGCCCGCGGCATCGCCCTGGTCCGAACGGGCGCCGGGCATCTGGAACATGCCGCCGCGTCCGGCAACGTCGAAACCGGCGATCAGCGGGTCGTCGGGGAAGGCCGACGCGGCGCGCTGCTGCGCGTTCCAGACGCGCTCCTGGTCGATGTATTGCAGCTCGCCGGCCCGCGGCGCGATCCCGCGGACGGGAACGCGGACGAAGTCCGAATCCTCGCCATAGTCCGAGATCCACTCCTCGATGAGCGTCTTGTTGGTGAATCTTGCGGTGCGGGAGTCGATGATTTTCTGTTTCCACCGGTCGCGTTCGCTCCCGAAAACGATCCGGTGAAACTTTCCGCTGTTGCGGGTGGGGTTGCCCCAGGCGAAGATCATCGGCTCGCCGTCCGTCAGGCCGCCCTCCGCGGCGGCCCAGATCTCGTCGGGGATGGCCGACGCCTCGTCGAACAGATACCAGGACGTGCTTCTCGCCGCGTGCTGCCCGTGGAACGCCTCGGAGTTCTCGCGCCGGCAGGTCTGCGCCGAAACGAACCACGATTCGGGCGCGGCCTTCGCAAAGATGCGCTGCGTCCCGAGCTGGAACCAGTGCGCCGTCAGGCAGAGCCGCGACCACTTCAGGATCGCCGGCCAGGTCTTCGTCTGCAATTGCGGGAACGTGTTCGCGGTGACCGTGCCCTGCGAGTTCGGGCGCGTGGACATGATCCAGTTAGTGAGCCACGCCGACGTTGTGCTCTTGCCGATGCCGTGGCCGCTCGAGATCGCCTGCCGGATCGGAAGGACGGCGTTCAATCCGTCGAACCCGCGCTTCTTCACTTCGCGGCCGATGTCCGAGAGCAACTCGCGCTGCCACTCGTCAGGGCCGTGGTAGTGCTCGAGCGGCGTGCCCGGCGTTCCCCAGGGGTAGGCGAACAGGACGAACCCGAGCGGGTCGTCGTAATACTCGCAGATCTGTTCCGCCAGGCGGTTCTTCGCGACGTCGCCCCACGGCCGCAGCGCCGTGCTCACCCGGCCTGCTCCTTCGCCCGCATCTCGAGCACGCGGCGGCGGCCGGCCTCGATCTGCTGCACCAGGTCGAGCGA